TCCGATCTGTGTAGGGGCACTACATGGCAACTTAAGCCCCTCCCCCTTATTATTTTTACATTTCATTACGGGCATAGGTTATATTTTTTACATCTGCACTGAGTTAGCAGGGGTACCTGCCACCTATGCTACATTTTCGCAATATAGCAACTCCAATCCCATTGGCGTATTCACTGTGCGCCCTCTGAAGATACTGAGTGCATCATCCCCTCTTCTCTGCATGCCTTCGACTCGTGCGTGGCATGCGGTGCATAGAGGCGCTAGGTTTCTCATGTCAAATGCCAGCTCAGGACGCTTGGCCAGTCCCATGATGTGATGCGACTCTTTTGTTAGTGCGCCGATGCTGTGAATGTCGAACGGATCGCAGCAGCATGGATTGAGTGACTTGTGCAAACGTCGTACGATTTGCCAGCGTGCCGAGTCTCTTATTTTTTTTGCCTGCGCCAGTTCTGGGGTGTTCTTGCGGGTCGTGGCGTCGTACGTCTTTCGCGCGTCTGGCGCTAGATGCTGATGCTGCTGGCAGTATGAGCCGGTGATGATTAGTTCGCGGCAACCAGGGTGATTACATGGGTGCTTTGGAGAAATGGCCATAGCTGTTCAATGGATTCTGCCGAGTTGTAGCAGTTCAGTGTCTGGGGCGCGTATTCGATTGTACCGTGCTGATTTTTGAAATAGTCAAGCAAAAACTCATTCCGGAATCTTAATGTAAGTCTTTGGAACATTCCAATCATGATAGAACTCATGGTGATACACGTTTTTCTTTTTGTGCGCATCAAAACGCTGCTTGAGTGTTGGGGGCATTGACCATGTTTGCTTTCCGTGCTCTTTCGCATGACATACTCGGCAGAGGCACTCCAAGCTCGTAAGGTTGATATGCTCAAGACATCGATGCTTATAGTTCTTATGATGAACCTGAAGTTCGCGTTTTTCTTCGCAGCGTTCACATTTCCATCGCGCCTGCCTTTTCTTTGCTACAACAACGGCAGCCCAGTACGGGGTACGCAAGAAATCTTTGTATGCTAATCCGCGAAGAAACTCGGCGATCTCACGCGGATCATAGGCCTCTATTGCTGCCATCAAGTCGGATGGGTTGTCATCCAATCGCGAACCAGGGCAGCAGAGATAGCGAGCAGTGTATTTCATTAGATCAAGCTCTAATCCAATCACAAATTCATCTGCACAACCGTGAACGATGCCGAAACGTCACACACTTGCGTTACTGTAACGGCGCGCATGACAACATCTCCCTTTGGCTCAAGCTTATGTCCGCCTAGGAAATTCTGTAGGTAGTTTGTGCTCTCAGCCGTAAGCGTGAATGATACCAATTGCTGCCATGTTCCGCCAAATGGTCGGTACAAGAAAACGAGTTCAATGTCGGCAAGCTTAGTCTTAGACGATGCCGTAATCTGAGCGAGCCAGCCTGTTTTGTCAGCGGGGATAGTCCATGCGCAGACGGCTGAGCGATTGTCGCCAACATCGCTTTTTATGAAAAGGTTTGCCGTTGTGGTCGAATGCTTGACACTGATTTCTCCCGCATTTGCGCCGCCCGATCCTGCGGTCAAGACAGTCATGAACTCACAGCGTTGCCAGAGGGTTGCTGTAACAACTGGCGTGGTACCGTTAAGCGTGACTGTTTCTTCTTGTGAAAGCCAGTTTGCGTCTAGGCCGGTAATTCGTATCGTCCTAGCGCCTGTGCCAGCAGCGGCATCGTCTGTGCTCGTAGAAACGATTGACAGCGTCTCTGCAACGCCAGCCGTAGGAAATCCTGTGTATAGCCCGCCGCCCGCCCAAATATCCTCGGGATCGGTAGTACTGTCTATTGTCTTGTTGCGGCCTGTCTTGATGCGCAATGATGTTCCTGCTATTTCACCGCGCGCGGCATTGAGGTAAAAATCTGTGGCGAATCCTGAGTTCGTGATTGGCATGGGATTATTGGGTTATTGAAATGCCGACCGTAGTTGAAGCTAAGCGGGTAACTCCGCGAATTATCGGCAGCGATTCGGTGCAGTAGAGCGGTGCGATGAATTCATAAGAGCCGCCAGGGTCGAGAGGTATTCCATTTTCAGGCGTAACGGTAGAATCTGGATTGACCGAATAATGAAGCCGATTCGCTCCCGTGTTCGAGATTGTCAGACTACGGCCAATTCCGCCGCCGTAGATCAAAGTTTCAGTTGACGTTACTGTAACGCTCCGTGGTGTCGCCATATGCGAACAATTGCCGCATATGGCGCATTATTGCAATGAAATTTACACCCTATGAGCTATTTACTCCATGAACCTTTGCACAGCACGAATGGCCATGCGAGAGCTATTACAGCCATGACAGACAGGAATGCGGCTGTTAGGAAGAGCCCGATAGCCGCTGTTATTAGCGGCCATAGTATGAATAGGCAAATTCGCTGCCAGAATTTTAACTTTATCGTCTTTTTCATGATGCCGATCCTCCACGGTTATTGTCGCCAAGCAAGCTATCGGTTTTCGGGATTTCGTTATTTGTCCTAAGGACTAGGACAGGCTCCTTTGTCTTAATCCAGATGCCGTGCTCCTTAAACTGCTTAGATTTCACGTTCTCAATTGCCTCGCCAACGGTCTGGACTGGGCAGAGTCGCCCGCGCTTGGTGACATTGAAATCATAGGCCGCTTGATGAATGCGGTCTTGAGTAGTCGCCGGGCTTTCGTTCTCGGCGATTTGGCCAACCCAGCCGACTAAATCATGCCTGGTAAGCACGCCAGCGGGATCGCTGACCAGAATCACGAACTGCTTTTTGACTGCGGGGGGTTTTTCTTCTGCGCCGTCGTTTTCGTCCGCTGTCATGTCGCAAATCATAGAAACTAAATTGCGACGTTGTTCGTCGGAGATTCCGATTTGCTTGGAAGCCTGTTCGACTAGCTCGATTGTGAGTTTGTTCATAGAGTGTTTGGATTGGCATCGTGAATCAATGACCCAAGCGCAATTTCAGTTTTATATAAAGCGTCTTTTACGCCCTGCGCATATGCCATATTTGCAAGTTGCCTCAAAAGCTCTTCAAGCTCGATATCGTTTTTGCAATCACTGCAATCTATGACAGCGCTGCGAATGTTTTTACCTTCTTTGATTCCATGCAAAGGAATTATTCCGATTTTACGTAATGTTTGTTTTGGTATTTTCATAGGTTTTAGTTTTGGAGTTCATCGTGTTGGTTCATGGAAAATCTGCGTTCACACCTCGCCCATCCAAGAGCGAGGGTGTGTTGAAGTAAATCGCATTGGACTATGGATTCGCGTTACTACTCACGAGAGGGTCAACGCGCTGGCTAAACAGTAAAGTTAAGCGCTCGTCTCTCGTCATCACCCCTGCTTGTTTAAGCAGCCTGTTACTTTTAAGTCGCGCTGGCAATAGATCGGGACGCGACGCCCTGACGGTGATTGAAACGGTGGCCGGTGATGGCGCTATTGAGTTACCGGTTTAAATTCGGGCTTTCTCCCTTTCGGGGTGGTGAATAGTCGCGCATACGATATAACTCGACACCGGAAACGCTCTCTACTCAGCAGCCTCCATCTGAATAACTCAACAGCGCCATCGTCATGGGCATTGTTTAGCTTCCGTCTCCTCATTTCCGTCTCCTAAGAATGCCTTCTTTCGGAAGTTCGGCCAGCCCCTCTTGCGAGTCTGAGAATAGCCTTTCATCCTTTACCCAAACGCGCTTGGGTATTGGTCCTATACGGTGGAAGCTAAACAATGCCCACGCTGCGGGCACCGTTTCATGAAGGCTCTATATGGCGTGCCTGACGCTACTCAGGCTATCCTATGCGATTTCTTGTTCAACTTCCCATAGGCACACGTTGATGTTGCGCGTCTCTAGTCCGGAACAGCTTTCCGCGCTGACGCCATATGGAACCTTCATTTTGCCCGCAGGTGCATTGCTATTTTTCAGCAGTTGCAGATCGGTGTATTCCATTTCGGAGTAGCGACCCGCTTACATGGCGCAGGCTTTGTTTGTTATCCGGGGAACAAAAAACCCGGTCACTGGGTGAAGCAGTGGAACCGGGCTTTCCAAAGGCTTTTAGACCTGAGAAATTGACTAGGTTTTGCGGCTTCACCCCGAAAACGATGCACACCGTGCCGATCTTCGCGGACTTTGCAAGAACTTTCTTCGCGAAATCTTATTTTTTCTTTTCCGCTTGCCAAACTCGCGATGGCGTTTCTTCGTTCTCGCCGGAGAAAAGGGTATTCATATCATAGGGGTAGCCGCTCTCGTAACTGGGAGCGGCTTCTTTCGCGCTTAGAATGGCACGTCCTCATCAACGTCGCTTGCTGCTGGCTTAGACTTATCCGTTGGCTGGCCCACCGCAGGCCGTTCCGCTTGATTTACGGCGTTTTGATTGTCGCCCCTTACCTTATCATTGCCTGAACTGAGAAACTGCACGTTATCGAGCACAACCTTTAGTTTGCTACGCTTCTGCTGAGTCTGTTTGTCCTCCCATTGATCGAGTTTGAGGCGGCCTTCAACCATGGCCGGGCTGCCCTTGGTGAGATATTTCGCAACGAGCTCGCCCTGCTTGCCCCAGGCTTCGATGTCGACAAAGGTCGTCTCATCGCGATTTTGGCCGGATTCGTCCTTGAACTGGCGGTTGACCGCAAGGCCGAACTGACAGATTGCTGTGCCTTTTGGCGTAACCCGTAGCTCGGGATCGCGCGTTAGGTTGCCTATTAAAAATACACGATTTAGGTATGCCATCGCGCGAGGCTTACCTATTACGCATGGCTTTTCAAGCGGCATCGGAGAAGAAATAGCTAAAAAAGATGTTGAAATTATCCGCGCATTGTACACTTTATCATTTGTCAATCGCGCCCGCTAGCGCCAGAAAACATTCTTTGGTTTGTGTTCATAGGAAATGCTCCGGCTGTCTAGCGGCTCCGGGGCATTTCTATTTTATGAAGCAAAAACTCACTACCGAACGGCTAAAAGAGCTATTACACTATTGCCCGAATACAGGAAGATTCACATGGCTCTTTTCGAAACGAGTTATCCGACGTGGCGACGAAGCTGGGACGGTTGGGAAAAATGGCTATCGTTATATCAAAATCGACAGAAAATCCTACCAAGCGCATAGGCTGGCATGGCTCTACGTATACGGCGCATGGCCAAAGAATGATCTTGACCATAAGAATAGAGACAAGGACGCCAATTGGATTGCGAATTTAAGGGAGGCGACGAACATGGAAAACTTATGGAATACTGGGCGTTATTCCACGAATAAGAGCGGTTTCAAAGGCGTTTGCTGGCGCAAGGATGCAAAAAAATGGCAGGCGCAAATTACGGTCGCCGGAAAGTATTTTCACATCGGATACTTTGCCACCGCAAAAAAAGCTTCTGACGCATACGAAACAACTGCGGCCAAGGCATTCGGAGCGTTCTACAGAAAATTTGAAGGCTAAAATTAGCATCGTAATCTCCCAAGACATCGTTAGTTGCATAATATGTTGGAAAATATCACATACGGCCCTTGACGGAAGTGTGCTGAAAGCGTACTTTTCGTACGTCAAAGAGGCAATGGAGCCCCGAGACAATCGAAACTATGAATACCGCCGAAATCATCACGACCCCCGTCTGCGACACCGCTGAGATTAGCCGATACGAGCAGGCCCGCCTAAACTGGAGCGTACTGCGTCGCGCGATGGTTAAGCATCAGGCCAAAGTAGCTTTTCGCGCTATCCGAGGCTTAATCCGCGCCGCCCTTGGAATCTCGCTGAAAGCTTCATAACATCATGAATAAAATAGAAATCACCGAACAGGCAAATGAGATCGAGCATTGGAAATTCGTGGCTGCTTATCTTGCGTCATGCCACGCAGCTACGCTTGAGGGATTGCCTGAATCTGCGCCAAAATCTGCGCGCCGTCGTTTTTCATGTATCTGCGAGAATGCAGCCGCATATCTTCGCGGCAAATCATCTCCTCCATGGGTTGGCATGCAATCTAAGGCCGACCAAATAGAATGGGATATAAAAAGATGCGAAAATGCCGTATTGAAATACAGGCCTGAATCTCTCTGAGAGCCCAGTAACCAACCCTGCCAAAACCCAATGAAAATATACATTACAAAATACGCATTGACCAAAGGCATAATCGAGGACGATGCCATTAAAGTTGATGGCGCGCTCGGTAAAACGACGGCCGTAGTTGATAACGATGGATGGGGTAGGAAATATTACCATGGCGACGAATTCCATTATTCTGAAACGGCGGCCCGAATACAGGCTGATAAGATGCGCCTAAATCGGATCGAGTCGTTAGAGAAGCAGATCGCCAAACTGAAGAGCCTGAAATTCGACTGAGCCCATGAAAAACTCCGACAATAAACCGCAGCTAAAAATAAAAGGACTTACCTTTTTCCCGATCCCTACATTTGACGGCCCAGCGCAAATATTCGGAGCCGACAAATCGAGATATTTCAATAGGTACGACATCCCAGATATACCGAAGAAATATGAAAACATGGTTGAATCGTTGTTTTTCCGTGGAGGAAAACTGCCCGAAATGAAGCCGGAAGTTGATCGCGGGGAAGCCATGGCTGCGACGCGAGCTTGGTTATCAAGTTGGGCTCCAGCCTATGAAGCCAAGATGGGGACCGTTTCATACGCATTCTGGGTGTGGTGTGAGGGCGATTTAGAGAGCAATACAAGCAAAGGCCGTCAATGAGCCCCGCCGAGTATCGAGCCGTTCGAAAGTCCCTGGGGCTGAGTCAGGCCAAGTTGGCCGAGCTGCTTGAGCTAAGGCGCTCGACTATATGCAGAAGGGAGCGCGGTATACACCCGATCTCGGAGGAAGCAGTTTGCGCTATCAGGTGGATTGCATTCCACCTTGGCAAGTAGATTTAAGACAATATACCCAAGGAACCGCTAGTTTACGCTAGCGGTTCTTTTTGTTTAGTATGCATGTCAGGCGGACGTGCATAGAATCTGGCGATTTCTTTACACGTCACATCGGGCGTGGCAGTAGGTGCTTTCGCTCGAACGCAACAAACGCTCCAGCTCTTGGCATCGGTTCATTTCGCTAGCCAACTGGCTTCGCAATAGATGCACCTCATTTTCAAATGTACTGGCGAGTTCGTATAATACCTGGTCGTTTATTCGTCCGGCGCGCCGGACGGCGGCTTCAGTTTTTTGGTTGTTCATTAGTCTCCTTTTGCGGTGTCAATTACGACTATCTTCTGCCATGGATATAGCCAAGTACCCCCGGTCCACCATTCGCGGCGTCCGTCTTTACCGTCATACACTGCTAGCGTTTCATTGTGACAGGCATTTAGCTCGCGTTCTAGTTGGCGGGCGAAGTCGGCCGAAACACATACTGCATCGCCGCTCCATCCGTCGCTAGCTTCTGCGTCAGTTCGTGGTGTGTCGCTCATGGCTTGCCTTTCACGCGGGCGCGCGCGTAATTCGCGCCCGCAATGAATGAATTCTCACCAGTTACGCGCGGAGTGCTATCATACCATTCGGCAAAAGCCTGCTTATCCAACTCAGCGAGCGTCGGCTCTCTCTTAGGCGGCGGCGGAAGATCTACTTTGGTCGAAAACCAGTGCGTGAATTTCTGGCCTTCCATGGCGCAATGCCACCAATCACGCGAAGCCATCCATTCTGTTGAATCCCAGTAACCGTAGGTAACTGGAAACTGGTCGTCGCCGGGCTGTTGATCTTTTAGTGCGATCCATTTGTTTTGTGTGCTCATAGATTATTTTGTTTGGTGCTGCTCTACTGGAGCTGGCTGTTCATGATTACTCATTGTCAATCCGACGATTGAAATCGTCAATATTGCCAAAACTAAAACCGCAAATGCGGCGTTATCGTTTAGTTCAATTTTCATAGGTTCATTTATGTGAATGAATGAAGAATGTCCAAGTCGCCGCGTTAGGATGTTCGGCGCGCCATAGCTTGTAATTACAACTGCCGATTCCAACAATGATGAGCATTAACAGAATCGCAATGCCGATTATTTTTAGCATATCTTTCATAGGTTATTTAGTATGATAGTTTTTATTAATCCAAGCAAGTCTCTGCGCCTCTAGCATGGTCGCCCAATTTGCTGGCCACCAGCTTAAACCGGCATGCGTCGAGTGCTCGCACGTTGGTCCATGCTTTGTGGCGATTATGCCACGCTTGGCGCACTTATCACATAGGTCGGGCTTCATGCTGTTACGCTGTTGGCCGAGTCGGCTGTGGTTGCTGGCTGAATCAGAGCGCCGCCATTATCGGCTACCGCAACGTCACTGCGGTCTACCACAAAGTCTCCTGTTGCGTGATGAACAACTGAGCCATGAGGAAGTCCGCTAGAAAGTCGTGAAATTGTGAATATTCTCGATACCTCTTCTTGCATTAACCAAAGCCGTTGCGGGTCTATGTCTTTCCGCTGGCGGTGGTGGCAATTGTTGCCAAGTCTCGGGTGCGTTCCGTGGAACTGCGATGTCGGGTATGTGTTCATGATGATGGATATTTTATGTTAAATCTCTCTTTGAGGTATTTGCTTATCACTATACGCCGTTCTGATTTAGATAGACCCATGACGGGCGTGCATGTTGATGTGCAAACTCGCATTCCTGTGATTGATTCCGCCGTCCATACCGTGACTTTCCTGCGGTTTCTGGATATTGAGTATATGTGCATTAGCAGTTTTTTCATAGTGATTCAATTTTGTTGCGTGGTTAGTCTGAAAACGTGCTCATCTGAGCCATCGTCCCATGCGACGGCCTGTTCACGATTGTCGAAGATAGGAATAAAGCCTACGCTTCCAAGCTGTTTTAAGCTCAAGTCGAAGCCTTGAATGCTTAACGTGCTCCACTTGTAGTTTTTCATGACGCACCAAAGTTCTTTCGACGTTGCGTCGAACGATACTTTTACAGAGTTACTCATAGTTCTGATTGCGGTTTCATAGGTTTGCGCGGAGCTTGGCGAGCGCTGTTTCTAAAATTGGAATTGCTGTTTCAGGCGATGGCCTGTAAGGCGTTTTTCGCTGTCCCGAAAGGTCGAACGAAAGCGCCGAGTGGTGTATGCCGAGAATTTTGCCGATATGGACGAGCGACATGTGCGCTCGCTGTAGCTCGACGGCGACCTCGTGCAGCTCTAGGGTGATTTTGTCGCGCATGGTGATGCCTACTCGTGAAGTCCGTTGCCTTCTACGTCTTTGATAAATATCTCCAGCACCTCATCGAATTTATCGAACTGACCTTCGTTGGCATTTTCTGGGCTCATAAACGTGTGAAGCATTGAGTTAAGCTCGCCCTTAGCACGCTCCCATGCTTGGGCTCGTAGCATTCTTGAAATATCAGATGGCGACATTTTGATTTGGTTTATAGGTTTGGTTGTCTGTCGAAGTTTGCCCGATCAGGATTTCAGTTCTTGGTCTATCAGTTTTTGCCCGTGATCTGGGCGCGGCCAATGTTTTCCGCCGAGCTGTTCTACCTCGGGCCACGGTGCCTCACCGGGCGGCTTAGGCTCATTTCCGTTTTCATCACGCAGCGTTTCAATAGCGTGATCGTGGCCATCCGACTGGATTGACCCTGCATGCCATGTCTCTCCGTCTAGTGAATAACTGCACTCCCATTCGGACCAATTACAGTCGTCTATTCGGTCTATTACAGAGATAATTTCAATTTTGGGTTTCATGGGATTTCGCAAATGCGTTTACGCGGTCAATTACAGCTTGCATCATCTTCTTGGCGTGATCGCCGTCGCAGTCGTCGGTGTCGATCTCAATTCTGAGGTCTCGCCATCCGTCGTTCTGGTCTGCCACTACAAAGGCGCGTTTTCCGTCGCCTGAACAAGAATCCCATTTCAGGGTGACTCTCATGTCGCTGTCGTATGTTATCGGTTTCATAGGTTTAAGTTTTAACTTCGTTTAAAGTTTGCCCAATCAGGAGAAATACAGAGCCCCCTAGCGGACTAGGTGAGGTCCGGCCTTTTTGCGCACATCTGCTGTGCTTGTCGCGTCATCGTTTGCCCAATCTGTGAGTTCCATCTGAACCCCCTGCCTGAAGTAGGGGCTCTACCACACCTTCAGGACTTGAGACGCTAGCCAAAAAACCAGCGTTTGAGGTAGCCAACGCCGAGGCATTAGAGCGGCGGTTAATTTGACCAACAAAAAAACCACCGGGCTTGCGGGCGGTGGTTTCTCGGCAGGAAAGTCCCACTGAAAAATCAGCGGGTGCAAGCCTGCTGTTGAGGAGATAGGTAGTCATCGAGATTTTAGATTTGCAAGCAAATTTTCGATCAATCTGAAATATTTCTTGTGACGACGGCTGAACGGGCGATTCGATTCTGGATCGCCTTGCGGTGTCCGAGCGACATGCCACCCCATCCGTTTTGCAGGATGACGGCTATTGATCCAGCATCCCATTCAGCCTCTTGAAACATGCGCATCGCCACTTCCTGCCACCCGTTAGGCTCCGCCGCGTGCATTGAGGCCACGGCCTGCCCAGCGTCGCCCGTACCGAGCTCCCCCCAGTGCGTGCAAAGCGCGGTTGGCGTCAATTCCCAGTCGGGATGCTCTCGACGGTATTTCGACGCCCGAATGCCGAATTCCTCCGGCGTAAGGTTTGGCGTCACCGCTGCGATGTCAGCTAGGGCCGTTCCAATCCCAGTAGCGGCCATGCGCGTCACCTCTTGAGGGTTTATACCGCACGACACGCAAAGGGCGTCAAAAAGCAAATCTCTGCCCCCGACGCGCGCCCGCTTCTTGGACATGCCAAGCTCCTTGAGCATGCCGTCAATGACATTGCCGACTTGGGCTTCAGTCATCGGCTTGCCGGCCCTGGCCTTTTCTTGCCAGAGCCGGCCCGCGATGGCCTGCCCTGGCGTTTGCTTATTAGGCTCGCGCTCTTCTGGCGAAGAAACTTGCCTGAACATGTCGTCGGTCATATCGGTTTCCGGTTACCTAGCGCGGGGCGTACTGGTCGCCTTATTCGGCATCCATCGGCATCCTGCTAGCTTTGCTAGTCTAGGTCCGATTTCTTCGGCGCTCCACTTAGCGAGCATAATCTGCTCCTGAAGAAACGGCGTGTTTTTGTTCGCAGCGATGTGCGTGATGATTCGCTCTATAAGCAGTGTTGCATCGACTAACGTTGACCCAGCCGAACCAGCGGCCACAGCGCCTAGCCCTGTCTTGGCCCGTTCTGTTTTATTGGGCGTCGTCATGGCTGTTGCGGGTTGTTAGGGCAATCTGCCAGCGCCGCCTTGAGTTGTTCTAGCGCCGCTTCTGCCTGCTTGCGAGATTCAGAAAGAACGAGCGCCGGGCCGTCGGTGCCGAGCACGGCCTTGATCGCCTTCACTTCGTCGCCCGGCGCAGAGTCGCACGAGTCCACCCACTCGATGTCGTGGAGCGCCTTCGCGCATTTTTGGAGATGCGAGCCAAATGCTTTGCGGAGCGGGTCGCGCCCGCATTGAAGACGTGAAGCGACTTCTTCAAGTCGCCCGTAAAAGTAATCCCAGCTTCCACCACTCATAATATTTCCTGTTATTTGATTGTTGTCGTTGCGTTAAAATCGGAGCCCCAACCAGCGCGATACAGACAACGCCCTACGGCGTGTCTGATCGGCGGATGTTAGCGGTCTTGGGTGCAGGTATTCCGAGTGCGATCAGCACGGCGTAGCCTTTCAGGCGATATTTTATGCGCTGAAAACGGTGCAGTCCGATCCACGGAATGTCTTGGCCTTCGTGGCGGTTGTGTTCTGCGTGTATCGCTCGTGCTGCTTTTTCCTGCATGTGCTCGAACGCCTTGGCCGAACATGGCCCATCGCCGAATATTTCACAGGCGCGGCATTGACCGCTAACCAGGCGTCCAGAGCCAACGACCCTGACGGGTCGTTGGGCTTGAGTCTTCAGTGTTTTCTTTTTCATAGGATTGTTCTCAGGGTCGCGGCTCATCCGCGGTGTTAGGCAGAAATCATTGCGCACAAACGGTGAGTCTTCCATTCGCCAAATTCAACTCTAAAGATTTTCTTCGCATCCTAAATACCTGCGGACAACGACTTAGATCGCGAGAAATAATAGCGCGGAGATTTTTCTTGCGATTGACCACTTTTGCGCATCTAGTGTCGGCGTAAACATAACCTATGAATTCAAAAATCGATTCCGATAAACAGACGGAGACCGTGAAAGCATGGCATTTCCTGACGGACAACTCACGCACGCGCTACAGTGACGAGCCGGTTAAAGTCGGCTCGACGCTCTTCGCCGAGGGTAAAATCGCTCCTTGCTCCAACGGCCTGCACGCCAGCGAGCATCCGCTCGATGCGCTCAAATACGCGCCGGGGCTCCTTCTCTGCCATGTCGAGGTCTCCGGCGAAATCGTTCGCGAGTCCGACAAGCTGGCAGGCCGCACGCGGACCTGCATGGCGATCCGCGATTCCAAGCGCATGGTATTGGAGTTTGTCGCCGATGTTTTTGACCGGGTGTTTGTAGGGGTCGGTTTAGATGGCGATGAATTGAAAACGGTGACAAAGTTCGTTCGTGATTTCGCTGCAAGCGGAAGCATGAACGGGCTTATAGCGGCACGTAGTGCCGCGTCGAAATTACATTCCCTCGACCTCGACCGCGCCCTCGCCCGCGCCCTCGCCCTCGCCAGCGACCTCGACCTCGCCCACGCCCTCGACCTCGACCTCGCCCACGCCCTCGCCCGCGCCCTCGCCCTCGCCAGCGACCTCGACCTCGCCCACGCCCTCGACCTCGACCGCGCCCTCGCCCTCGCCAGCGACCGCGCCCTCGCCCTCGCCCGAAGCAATCGAAGCAAAATCTACGTGTGGGCTCGCGATGAATTCCAGAAGCGCGTGGAGGCGCTATTCTCATGAAAATCGAAACAATACGCGCCTGCGAGATTAACTTGGGCGATATGCTGGCGATAACTACACCGGAGGTTAACGGATGCCTTTGGAAAGTGGTCCGCGCCCTTACCGGGGACGACGAAGGCCATCGTGAGTTCCTACTAAAGCCGCTGTTCAATCAAACCGGAATTGGGCTCCAGTGCGTAACGCCTAAGCACAGCGAAAAGTTAACAGTGTGGAAAACGACTGAAGTAAAATAATCTATGAAAACCGACGAAAACAAGCCGAGCCCAGGCGCTATAACAACGGCTGGAGCTATCCAAGCCGCGCAGGACTCCAAGGGGCTTCCTACTGAAGACTGGGCCCGTATTATCGACGCGCACACTAACGCGATAGCCGACGAGCTGGCCAAATGCCTAGAGCCCGTTTTGCACGGCACATATTTTATATCAATTACGCAAGTAGATGAGGCCCGAAACGCGTTCGCCCGCTACAACGCGGCAAAGGCAAAGGAGGGTAAATGATAACCGTCGAGCAATACTTTGACGACGACGGCATCAGTCTGCGTGCTACGTTCTCAGCTGAGAGCATGGCCGACGCAATCGGCTGCCCTGTAAACCACGCTAGCCAGTTCGCTGGTCAGATTTGCCTAGAGCTTCACGAGTGCGTAAACGCCGAAACAGGCGAAGAGCACTCACCAACCGCATACCAAATGGAGTGGCTGCAAAACGCGGCACTCGACTAAATTAAACACTAAAAATATGAATATCGAATTCGCAACGTGCGAGCGCCGCCGCGCTCTTAGCTTCATTCAGCAAGTCTATCCGTCGAAAACCATCACAGATATGCCTGATTGCGCCGGGCCTCTGCTTGATTTAGTGGAGCGTGACATCGTGCGCATCCAAGACCCAATGATGTATGGAAACCAAATCGCCGTGAGCCCGAACGCGAAGAACTGGAAAGAGGAATACCGAGAACAGGTAATTGCAGCGTGCAAAATTTTCGCATAACATGCTATCGCTAATAACTATCTCACCCCTATTCCTGGCCATCTGCCTGTGGCTAACGTTCTGCATCGGCCTAATCGTCGGCGTGCTCGTTAGCATTCCGTTTAACAAAAACCTAGAAGACAATAACCATGACTCCTGAAGCACAACGAATCGCCATTGCCGAAGCCTGCGGGTGGCGATGGGCAACCTACAACGGTCGGATCGTGATGTTCGATGCTCAGTTTTGGGCAAATAATCCGCATCTTACGCCGGTTCATCCTGTTGAGTTCCCCGGATTTGAATCGATTGCCGTAGTACCCGACTACCTAAACGACCTAAACGCCATGCACGAGGCATGGAACAAGTGTATTCGCAACAAGGATGATCTTGAAGATGCATTTACTCATTATCTATTAGTTTCTGTGAAGAGGGTAGGCGCACGAAGCTATCCACATAGCCCAGACTATTCCACCGCAGACATAGCAATTATATCGAACGCCAACGCAGCCCAGCGCGCCGAGGCCTTACTGCGCACGCTCAACCTATGGAACGACACGAAATGAAACTAACAATTCTAACCACTGGGGTTAAAAAACCAATCTTCGTAGACGATGACGGCAATCCGCTTCCTACTGGAATCGGTATGCGCCTATTCCGCCAAGAAACCGGCTTTACAGCCAAGGAACTAGCTCGCGCGACCGGCGCATCTGTCCGCACGGTAAACGGCTGGTACGCAGGTCGCAGGCCGACCGGATGGGCGATGCAGCAGATGGCTCACATTCTCGAAGCTCACAGACTACTAAGCAACAAATAATTTCGCATGAAACCAAATACACTAAAGATTGATGACGTAGAATATATCCGGGCTGACTCTGTGCAGCAGCCTGTTAAACTCGGCTCAGAGGTTATTGTCCGCACGTACAGTGCTGGCGTTCACATCGGCTCTATTATCGAACGTGCTGGCCAAGAGATAAAATTAGGCAACGCCCGACGCCTTTGGAGTTGGCAAGGCGCGCTTACGCTGAATGAAGTTAGCAGTCTTGGAGTGAACCGCGAGCGCAGCAAAATCAGCAAACCCGTGCAGGAAATCACGCTTTTGCAGGCAATCGAAATCATCCCTGTAGTCGCAGGTGTGAACCTTTCTACTACTGAAAAATGAGTGCGACAGAAACTAAATATGGTGACGGTTACGGTGACGGTTCCGGTTCCGGTGACGGTTACGGTTACGGTTACGGTTCCGGTGACGGTTACGGTTACGGTTACGGTTACGGTTCCGGTGACGGTTACGGTTACGGTTACGGTTCCGGTGACGGTTACGGTTACGGTTACGGTTACGGTTACGGTGACGGTTATGGTTACGGTTACGGTGACGGTGACGGTTACGGTTCCGGTGACGGTTCCGGTTCCGGTGACGGTTAATTAATCAAAAATCACCATGATTACATCATTCCTACTCCTGATCTCAATCGTCCTGCTCGCCTTAATCGTGCGCCAGATAGAAAAGCGCGTAGATAGGCTGCGAGATGAAATGGACGCCAAGACAAAGCCAGTTAGCGTTGAAGTACTGCTAAACGGCAAGTACACCACGTACTACGTCGATCATGACGCCATTGTAGCCAACGACGGAACCGTTTTAACGAAGAATAAACCAACACAGTAATTTTCATCCCATGAAAAACAAAACCAAACAAAGTAACCCCGTAGGCCTCCAAATTGGCGGCGCTACTCCAATGACAGTGCAGGCAATGCAAAAGGCTATCATCGCAATCATCAACACCAGCGCAGGCGACAGCGTGAAGATCGAAGCAGTGAAGGCGCTAAGTTCAGCATTCCAGGTGAATAACACAGTAGTATCCGGCTGTTCGTTCAGCTCGTAAGTAGTAAGCGCGTTGCCTCAGCGCGTAATCTGAGGCACAATTAACCTATGAGCAAAAAACAGAAACTAAACTACCGCGTTACCGTAGACGGTAAACCGGCCTTCATATCATACGATTTCCATGAGCTTGGTGTCATAGTAAAGGACGGCAATATCCTAGCGAAAAGTAAAACCGCTACATTGTGCAATAACCTTATCGCCCGAACTCACGAAGTTCGCGAGCAAGTCAAAGGCTCACTATTCCCGAAATTCAAAGCCTTTGATCCGCTATTTTATAGTGGAGAAATCGAGCTTCAACCATACGAAGCAGAAACGGGGATTGTCGTTTAACGGACTGAGTTTTTACTTATGAACCCAACCGACCCACAACTGCCGCTAGCCGCTCAAGAGGCAAAGCCAAAGACAATTCGCGATCTGATTTCCTCAGACCGCTTCAAAGATCAGGTTGCGCTTGCGCTTCCAAAACACTGCACGCCAGACCGCTTCGCCAGGGTCGCGCTTACTGCGCTCAACCGCACGCCAAAGCTGGCAGAATGCACGCAGCAAAGCCTCCTACAGTGTCTCATGGACCTGTCTGCGCTTGGCTTGGAGCCAGATGGACGCCGAGCCCATCTGATTCCCTACGGCGACAAAGCAACGCTCGTAATCGACTACAAGGGTCTGGTTGAGCTTGCCATTCGCTCGGGTGAGATTTCCACGATCCACGCGGATGTCGTTTGCGAAAATGATGTTTTCGCCTACAACATGGGCAAAATCGAAAAGCACGAAATCGACTTCAAGAAACCTCGCTGTGCGATGTATGCCGCTTATGCGCATGTCGTCATGAAGGACGGAAGCGTAAAGGATGAAGTTCTTTCGAAGGATGACGTTGACGCTATCCGCAAACGCTCGCGCGCCGCAAACTCTGGCCCGTGGGTAACTGATTACAACGAGATGGCCAAGAAAACGGCATTCCGTCGTTGCTCCAAGTGGCTACCTCTGTCAGCCGAACTGCGCGAGAAGATCGAGAAGGATGACGAGCCGATCAATATCACGCCGGATGCCGCGCGCGCTGAACCAATCAATCCATTCACTCAACCGCCGATTACGCCAGCCGTTTCGATTGAGGAAGGGGAACCCACAGAATGAAAGTCTACAAAGACATAATTCAAGGGACACCGGAATGGCTCATGCTGAGAAAGGGCAGGCCATCAGCCTCACGGTTTTCTGAGATTATAACGCCAAAGGAAAAGCCATCGTCATCAGCCAATGGATACATGCGTGAGTTAATCGCTGAAACATTCTGCCCAACCTACGAGCAGTGGAAGGGCAACAAATATACGGATGCAGGTACAGCACTTGAACCGGAAGCGCGCGAAGCGTTCGCCAAGCACACGGGACTTACTCTTGAACAGGTAGGATTCTGCTTGGCGGATGATGGTATTTGCGGATGCTCGCCAGACTCGCTTATCACTGAATGCGGTAGCTACGTAGCCGGTCTAGAAATAAAGTGTAAAAGCCCGATGGTTCACACCGATTACGTAATGGACGGTATTCTTCCGCCTGATGTGACTGCGCAGATTCACGGCGGACTGGTCATAACGGGTTTGAGCGAATGGCATTTTTGGAGTTACTATCCAGGCATGAAGCCGCTTCACGTCATCGTAAAGCCCGATGATTTCACTGAGAAACTAAAGGATGCTTTATCCGCTTTCGTCGTTGGATACAAAGCAGAATACGAACGCGCGATCCCGCTTTTGAAATTATGAACCCACCCAATAAGTTGAATTTGTTAGGTTATAGATTCGGGAATATTATATGTATTGAGTACGTGTGGGATGCCGAAAAAGATGCCAGCTCATGGATATGTAAATGTGACTGCGGTAACACGAAGAAAGTTACCACATGTTCTCTAAGAGCTGGAACAACTAGATCATGCGGTTGCTTGCATAAAAAGCAGCTATCCGACATGATGAAAACGCATGGCCTTAGTAAGAGTAAAGAATATAAAGTCTGGTGCGCAATGATAGAACGATGCACTAAACCAACCAATAAAAGTTTCTGCAATTATGGCGGTCGTGGCATAAAGGTATCGGACAAATGGATGAAATTTGTAAACTTCATTAAAGATATGGGTATGCGACCAACCAACGCACACACTCTTGAAAGGATAGATAACAACGGAGATTACACCGCAGTAAACTGCAAGTGGGCTACCCGCGCAGAACAGAGAAGAAATTGCCGTCGTGTTAATTGGATAACGATAAATGGAGAAAAATTATGCCTTACAGATTGGTGTAAAAAGATAGGGATATCGAGAAAAACAGTAAGGCAACGAATCGCAAAGGGCCTGACTATCGAGCAGGCTATAACATCGAAAAAACGTATCGCCAAAATAAAGGCAACTCAATGAACAAACAAACAGTAGAGCAGATCGTCGCGAAGATACGCGAAACATACTGGTATGTGCTCGATCAACGCAACGTGCCACAGCTGGACATCAACGAAGCCGCCGCGCTAATCACGGCGCACGTCGCGGACGAACTAGCCGCGCCGCAAAGCGAACTTGCCGATCTAAAGAACGCTAATGGGCTGCCATTTATTAGGAGCGAAGCCATTAGAAATCTGAAGGCCGATCTATGTCAATGGAAAGCGATAGCGCAGAAACGTGACGACGAACTAGCCGCAAAGGACAAGCTGATTGCGGAGGCGATAGACGATGCCGCAGAAGAGCGTGAAGGACACAAAGCCGCCGAGGCCGAGGCGGCGGAACTTGAACGCGCGCTTCGTTCGTCATGTGATGATGAACGATCCCTAGCTGTCAGCGAAGGAATCAGTCATGGTACGTGCGGACTTGTATCCGAATTGACAGCAACTATCGAAAAGCAGGCTGACGAGATCGCTAGGCTACAGACTGTCATTTCAGCTGTACGTGCTATTAATCGTGACGAGTTTGGACAGATTGCAGATTATGGAATAGGGCAAGCCATCGCCCCGAAAGCCGACGCGAAAGGAGAGATGTCATGAGCATTAAACCAAATTGGCCGTGTCCCGATAACTGCATGACTTGGTGCCGCGATGGTAGCGGGCCAATGACGAATCACCACCCACACTGCCAGTACGTGGGTGAATCTCTTATCGACGTTTGGCTCGTAAGTCTGCCAGGCGAAAATGGCGGCTGTATCGTTGATAGCGAAGAGTCGGCTAAAATATACGCAGCTAACGAATCGGAAGACGACGAGCCGCTAGTAATCACCAAAAAGAAAATGCACCGCGAAATTTATGAAAACCTTCCTGAGTTCGCGGGATTCTAACGCCATGAAAAACACGCAACTAGACGAGGCCGTGCAAAGACTGAATAGCAAAATCGGGCAACATCACTATATGGAGGGCGTATGAATAACATAAAACCAAAGCCCGTAGTTGGGCAAATACTGTACAGCCTTAACGTCGGAAACGCCGCCCGTAACTGTCCGCAGGTGTTGACGCCTGTCAAAGTCACCAAAGTCGGCCGAAAGTATTTCGAGTGCAATGCAGTCAATGGTTACCCAAGAGAGGTGAAGTTCCACCTCGATACTTGGCGTGAGGAGGCGGGCGGTTACTGCGCTAGAAATCACCTGTATGAAACCGAGCAGGAATGGTTCGACGAGCGCGACCGGCAAATCATTACTGATTGGCTTAGGAATGATATTTTTAATATGTACACTAGCAAATATCTCATTTCTCTTAAAGCGCTTCGTGCGATAGAGGCCATAATCAAGCAGGATTTGGAGCACGATAAGAAGGAGGCTACACCATGAGCGACGAACTATTCCCATTCGACGACGTGCGCATGGACTCGCCAAAACTGGCTTGGATGAAGAAGCATGGCGTTAGAGTTGTGCAGCATGATTGGACTGGCACCGATTTTGAGGGTTCAGACGAACCGCGTTGGCAGGCTGTAATTGGAGGTTATAGAAATCCGCATTACTGCATTCGTATGGATACGGAAGATGAGGCAATCGAAGAAGCTGCAATGGTACTAGGAGTTCCGCTCTGGAACGAGGATGATGCAAAATGAGCAAGCAACGATACCCGATGTTTGCCCCGCTCTGCGTTTCCATGGGCTTGCCTAGGCCGGTCGCTGAACTCAAGTTTCACCCAGAGCGCAAATGGAGATTCGACTTCGCATGGCCAGAATATCGCATAGCGCTTGAGGTAGACGGCTCCCTGTGGACTAAAGGTAGGCACTCAACCGGTAGCGGAATAATCGCCTCAATGGAGAAATTTAACGCCGCCGCAGTACTAGGATGGCGCGTGCTCAAGTTTACGCCTCAGCAACTCATGACAACGGCAACTCTCGGCACCATCGGCCAATGCTTTTACGCTCAGCACAAATAACAATCAACACAACGAGGAATCACCATGAGAACAACCGGCGCGGCTACTTCAGCAGCTAAGTTGAATAGACTGTCTGGATTCGCAGATCGAGGAGGTAAAATACTGGTTGAAGATGGCAAATGGATTAGCATTGACGAATGGAAGCGCAGCATCGACGAAGGATTTAGCTTCGCGATGATGGGGTTAGGTCGGCTAAAACGCAAAACTAAGGAGCGCTCTTCTTCGCAACTGACTGCTCAAGCATCGCCCGAATAGCCTTAATATCGGCCCGTTGCTGCTCCATCTCCTTCCGCCATTCCTCAAGCTTGGCGGTGCGGTCATCTAGCTTTTCGATCTGCCTATTTGAGTTGATGGCCTCCCGCTTGATCTCTGCAACGTCGCCTTCAGTCTGTCCAATCCTGACCCCATGTGCCGAGACGTTCAGGCTGAGCGTAACCCACATAATGGCGGCTGCAACACATACCGTGATAAGCGCGCCGATAACCTTGGGCGTTGTCTTGATCTCAGTTTCCCCTGTCGCAGTAATAGGCGTTTGGGCAACAGGCTCGACGGCAGGCTGGGCAAATTTCGTGCGTCCGTTTAGGCTGTTGCGTTGTGAGGTCATTTCGATGGTAGTTTGAGTTTTATCTTACGGACTAGCGCCTTATGCGCTTCGTCCTGTTTCCCGTCAAGTTTCTGGTTTATCGCCAATTTTGAATTTGGGTTTTCAGCCTTGAAATCCTGCACCGCCGACACGGTTGCGGTCAAAGCACCCTCAGCCAGTTTACCGGCCTTCTTTGCACACCACCACAGCCAGCCAAAGACGCCAGGACAGAAGATCGCCAGCGCAATCAGGCCTAGTACTGGCAGCGATACCGCGAAGCCGAACACGTTTACGCCCGTTCCTTCGATCTTCTTGCCGTCGAACTTGGCAAGCTGTTCGTTTAGCTCAACCCGCGATTCCTGTGCACGTATGATGCCGCTTTGCAGGCCGTTCAGCGCCTCTTTGCTAGCCTTCGCGGCGTTGACCTGTATGATGGGATACTCCGGCGCACCAAGGCTCTCAGATAGCTTCTGAGCGACTGGGATGATCTCTGGCGGGGCTGTTACAGTCCGCGCTACCAAGTCAGCCCCGGCCCGCTCCGCCTCAACCTGCACCTCCGACTTTACCAAAGGCGCAGGCACCTTCGACTGAAAGACTCGCCACTGCGGAGTGTTGCAGCCCGATAGCGCAAGCAACACCACCATAAGCGGAAGGCTGAACTTAGAGGTATCGTTGCTGCGTGTCATGTTAGTTCGCGCTTCTTGAAATCTCACGCCATGAAGAGTTAGCCATAACTAAAGTTAGTGTGTCGTCTGCCGTAGGCGTGTACGACGCACTTGCAATATGGAAGTTGGCGTTTGAAATCGTGGTGTTACCATCGGCAAACCAAAGCGTGACACGCTGGCCTTCCTGGCCACCAAAAAGATCGGAGATCGTCGTCGGGCCGGCATTGGCCACAACCAAACAATCAAGACCAGCAACACATGGAGTTGCCGATCCTGCCAGATAATCTCGAACTTCCCAATCACTGCGACGAATTATTAGATTCGGATTTGTTTGAGAATTGTTACCGCCTATCATATTTATAGGGGCTGTGGTGTCATAGCGATTATTTATAATAAATCCCTTGCTAGTTCCTGTGGCCAGACTGACAGGTATTTCTATTCCCCAAGTCATACCGATGAAATGACAATTTGTGATATTTAGATTGCTTATGTAGGTATCTCCGTCTGAAGCGTAGATAATGACGTGCGTTGAACCAGAGCCGCCAGTATAGTCGGATGTTATGTTGTCGAGTTTGATATTCAAACCCGAATATATTTTGATTGATGCGCTATTTGAAGTACCTCGAAGTGTGCACGATGATATGATGACATCCTCAATCGGTGTTACCGTTGCCGGGTTCGACGCCCCGATGCTAATATCTCCGACTGAATTGTTATCAAATATGCAGTTACTAACTGCTATCTTTTTACATACATTGTCTGGAGCGACGCCTTGGCCATCGTGATCTATGAACATACCCACATCTACATTGTCGCGAATAACGCAATTTGAAATTGATACATCGGCCGTCCTGGAGGAAGCAAACGCCCCGCGTATCAATGATGTAGTGCCGCAATTTTTAATTGTGCAGTTTACGGCCTGAGCTCCCTTTCCTCCCGAAAAATATATCCCATGTCGCTTACATCCATCAGCCACAGAATTTGAAATTCGAACATCGTAAACTCCGGCAAATATAAACCCGTAACCTGTACCGCCCACAGCACCTATTTGATTTTCTGCGAAGCAGTTTATAACCGAAACATTCTTCGTAAGCCCTGGATTGCCAACTGTTCCGTTTGTGATCTTAATGCCATTATTCGTATCCTTAGTTTTCACGCCAAATATCGTAACATTTGAGATTGTATCGCCCGCATTATTACCGATAAGTATTCCAAGCTGAATTTTGCTAGAGTCTGCATCTCTATTAACTGAGTCACCTATGAATTGACCACACATCCAATCGAAACTAGTTACAGTTCCTCGTATATTAAATCCTGCATTATCTCCAACGAGTGTAAAAGTCGATCCAGTCGCGTCAATCGAAATGTTCTTCGATGTTATAGGTATTGCAGCAGTTATCTTATAATTCCCTGTACCGGTTTTTAATTTATACGACGATGGAATCGCGGCAATGATCGATGTAATTCGAGCAGTGTCGTCTGTGGTTCCATCTCCGATTGCTCCACCTTGCTTAAGCGATGTAATAGGATTAATAGATTTTAATCGCGTCCCATCACTCGCCACAAATACAGTTACGCCATTATCCGCCGTAGTCGTGTCAGCCTTGTCAACGCGGAACTTTCCGCCTCCTTCGTCGCCTGCGAAGTTGTAACCAAGCAGTTCGATGTCGCGTTTATCAGCTATGCTAGCATATGACGTACTCTTCATTAGTGTTACGGTTTCCTTTACCAATGGCACTACCTGAAAACTGGCGTCAATTTCCGTGCTTGTGTAATACGACTCAACTGGCAAAGGAGCGGTGGTGTTCTCGCCGCATCCGTCCTCTATGAATTCGATTATCTGGCTGAACCACGTCTTCTTAACTGTGCCGTCTGTACCCCATATACACAGTAAATATTTCTGCGCATTGGCATTGTTTGTTTCTGCTCCGCTAAAAGTAACGTCAAGATGTGAAGCCGACATTGCAGACCACTGAGCGAGCGTTAGTGCTGAATTTATGTCGCCAGAATCAAGAACAGACTGAATTATTGCCACCGTGTTTTCGTCAGCGTTGAAAGGCTTAACCTCGACTGTAATTGCCGTGAAACCAGCCAGTGAATCAAGCGCAGCATTTTCAAATAGCCCAAGCCTAAGCCGTAGCGTTGCACCGATTGCTGCCTGTAGCGAATTGCCGTGGCGATCCGTTACAGTTGTTTTTAGTTTCGCCGCATCGGCTGCTATCCACATCGTTCTTGCGCTCATTGGTGTAAATTTTGATTGTTAAACTTCGTCGTAAAATTCGTAATCATATCTAGCGTGTGCACTATCTGTCAGCGTAGCCTTTGTAGCATATACCCACAGTGATGCTCCAGATAAATCTTTAGGAACATAAAAAGGGGCCGTGTAAGTAGTCCATGCTACTCCTTCGTCGGCTTGATATGCAACAATCTGATATTTGATAGTCGCTCCTATAGTAGCGCAGGCGAGACTAACCGTTACATCGGCACTATATGACCCGCCAGAAGGGTCAACTAGAACAGGGGATACTTGATTTGGGTCTTGAATCGAAGGTTCGCCGCCAGCCACGACTTCGCTGGCCTTGTCCTCTGCGGTTATCCATGCGTAGACATCAGAGCTAGTTTCGCGCAATGTTAGGCGAACTCGTATTTGATTTTCCTGAATGCTCATTCCGTATTCAAGCACGTCCATTGGCAGTTGGTTGAACCCGTATCTAGCGAACGTGAAAAGAACCGGCAACCCTGGCTGAACGCGCAAGGCCTCTACGTTAAAATCGGCTGTTATCGTCCGTGATAGCCTCGACCTCTTAGTGTCGATCTTGGCTATTCTACGGCATCTGGTTGGAGAGTTTGTATTGATTAGCTCTATGTCGGTAACAAGCTCCTCTTTGTCGTCAGCCAATGCGGTCGTATCGACATACGCGACGAAATCGGTCGGTTGCCATTTGAATAATTCTGAAGAATAGACGCCCTTAGCCGTGTTATACTTGTCCGATTTCGATACCTTAGTTTTTAGATTAACAGGGCCAACTATCATGTCTTCCGTCAATTCAAACGTTGGCGTGATGTATACCCCTGCGTAAATCCTCCAGCGCCCTCCGGAATAGACAGCAGTACCGGCCATTGCCGTCCTGAACGATTCGATTATGCTCTCTGGCTCTTCGTCCAACTGGATTATACCGTCGAATGTGTATCGCTTCTCAGCCCCGCCGGTTGACAGCGAAACGTTTTCATCGCATACATTCGCCGCTGCATTAAGTGTAGTCTGATCCAGTTCGTAATACGGGCTAATATCTGGGCCTATTCTCTCAAGGCTCAAATAGTGTGCCAAGCAAAGCGCAGCGTTATTGGAATACGCCGCAATAGGTACTCTGTAATCAATAACGTCATCTCGCCCCTGAATAACCGAAGAAATCGATGGCATACCATTCGGGAATAGTGATTCACTGAACTTAACTCTTATCCAAGAGTAGCAGCAATTTACGCCAATATCAGTAGTAGTCCATCCCGGCAGTTCTGCCACGGCCTCAGATATTACAGCCTGTCCTGTAACGCCGCGCCTATTCACGATTTTTACGTGTCCAGCATATTTACCTACAGCGTTACCACTCAAATCAAAAATAACTTCCTCGTCATCGAAGAATATCTTTTCAACACCTACAACCGGTCCTTCGCACCAATAAAGTATGTAGTGAAAATACTCGTTGTCATTTCCTGAGCTACCTAGATACACTTCAAGCCCGCCAATTCTAGTACGTCCATATACGAGACGCCTAGGCTGCGATGATGCCCGCGATTGATAAAGCAGCCCACGTTTTTCCTGAGTAGATGACCGGCCAAGCGCACGTTGTGCAGCCTTCTTCGCCTGTTGCGCAGCGGTGTAGGAATACACCATTGCAGCAGCAATCAAAACATATGCAACCCATGCCGGGATCATTGGCATTAGTTTACCCTCCACGATTTTATCGCTGTTTCCATTGGAAGAATTGTCAGTCCATTCTTACATGGAGCCCATGACCAACCGGCTCCGCTTACGATAGCTAGAGAAATGCGCCCGTCTAATTTATGCGCGGATAGGTCTCCGCGTCCTGCGAATCCATTCGGTATTGTAAGCACCCCGTGCTCCTCACATGTCTTATCGACCAAATCCAAAAATCCTCCATGCTCCTTGAATAATCGCATCGCCCCGAGTGCTGACGAATAAGAGCCACGATAGGCTTTCATAATATCTGTACAGGTGAATTTTGCTATGATTGACGAAGCGCATGATACACAATCATTCGGCCCCCATTGGAACTGTATTGAGCGGCGCTCTTCAATAGCAGCGCATAGAAGTTCAGGCCAATCAGGAAGACGTTGCACGGTCATGCTTGAGTCCTCCCCCAAGGAATCGAGACATCTTGAATTTGCTCGATCTTGTTGAAAAATGTATCGCCCTGCCCTGGATATAGAAGCTGTTGGTCTTGATCTGTGCATCGGAATTCGCGTTTGCGTAGAATATCTACCATGCGATGTTCAGCCTTGACTGAGATATTAGCGGTTTCTCCAGTGTCCTCGATGTCATCAGAATCAAGAATACCCCTCCATAGCGGATCGGACATAACCTCAAGATTGCTTTCGGCCTGATCCCAAAAACCAAGATAAATTATTACCGTTCCGCCCTGATAGTTGCTGTTCAATAACAGATTTACGAATTCTGGATCAAGCCCATTTACTCGCGCAGTTATTCCCTTTGCGGACGTGTCGGTAGTTTCGGAAAATGTTTCGTATCCGATAGCACCGCCAACGCCTAGATACGTATTGCCACCATAGGTTATATCGTGCAGCCCTGACCAGTAACGCTTTGTTCCGCTAGGGAATTCGGCGCTAAGTAAAATAGCTGGTTTTACAATATTGGCAGAAATCCGAGATATTAACTCGGCTGAAAGTGTCCGCTCGCTCATATTACCTCCTTAGCTTGGAACGTGAACCCAACCATTAAGCGTGATACGTCCCAGCCGAACTCAGGAAATGACGTTAATCTAAATAGGCCTTTTGCGTTTTCTCCATACGGCAATTCAAGATTATCGGCGGGAGCAGTTCTAATCTTGGGCCATAGCGAAAGCGTTGCTTCGCCAGATGCGTTTGAATCGGCATCCACCAATACTGTGTGAAGCCTAGTTCCAACCTGTATCCAATCGCCTTTTTTGAATAAGCCAGATACATTCGCGGCCCATCCATCGGTTATCAAGTCTTGGCCGGTCTGGCTAGCGCCTTTAACGTATCCAATGCCTGTGACAGCTCCTTGCGCATACTTACCCAATGAATCACGCAAATAAAAAGTGCCCTCTGAGCCGTTGAGCTCCAGCCCAAAAGTTGACCATTGTTTAGCGTCGGACATAGCCATCGCAGGAAGCTCTATTCCGACTATTCGCTGTTGCCCTGCCCATACATAAGTTTTCTCGTGAAAAGTGAATGGGCTTTCCTGTGTGGCAACCGCAGACCTAGGGCTCCACTTTATGCCTGTGAATCCAGGGCTAGTAGGATGATCTATTGGGTAGGTTATCATTATTTGTGCATCGCCTTGCGGAACTGGCCTCCACGATTGATACCGTCAACCACGGCCTCTATAGTTTCTCGCTTAGTCTTGGCTGCTTGAGTGGCTAAATCGCGCTCTGTTACTCCTCCAGTAAAAGTCTGCGTAATGTTAATGGATTGGCCACCGCTTCCGCCGTTCATATCCTTCTCGTATTTCCCCATAGGGATTACTTCGCCGGAAACATCGGGCCGGAACATCTCGACGCCTTTTTCGTTCACCTGATAAAGTGAACCTGAATTGACACGCCCACCTTGAGCCCTAGCGCCAGATGATGACGCACTAGCATTTAGTGCGGCTCCAGCATATGAACCAATTGCGCCGATGCCAACCGCAGCGGCAGTTCCTAGCGCCGTAGCAGCAATGAACGAACCCAAGCCAGTCCATGCTGCGGTTCCATAGGTGGCAATTGAGGCGGCTATGGCTGCTGGTATCCATGCGGCCTGTATAGACTGCGCTGAGGCCAATGTGGCCGATGTAGATGCCGCCATCGTTGCTGCCTGTGTAGTCTGGATACCGACCATCGCGGCTATTTGCGAGGCCAACCACTGCGCTGCCATCTGAATCAAAGACGAAAGAACGCTCGTAATAATCGTGTTAGATATTTCAAGTAGTGCCTCATTCCATGTCATTGTGCCACGGACTAGTTTCCCGATGGAGTCAGACATGGACTTGGCAACGTCCTCGATTCCATTGAACACCAATTGAGACGTATCCAATATGTCCCAAAGATAGCCATGCAACTCTTTCAACGGCTCTACTTTTACCTCTGGCTGGAAAATCGGCTTCGTAGATTCAGCGATGCCTTTAGCGGTTGCAGTTGTTGCAGCCCGAACTTTAGCCAGCCATTGCTGCAATTGATCAGATGGAAGCTGCTTTAGCAATAATTTCTCAAGCTCACCCCACGTACTTTTAATTGCAGCAGAATATTGGTCTGTTCCTGCTCTGAGTTGTGAATTAAATTTAGCTAAATCTGCCTTTGCTGAATCAAGTGCCTTAGATGTACCAGTTGGCGTAGTGGAAAGTTTAGCTAAATCAGCTTTTGCCTCGGCTATCTTAGCATCCCAGTCCGTTTTCGTAAGATCTAATTTTACTTGATCGAACTTAGTCCCAGCCAGCGAATTTATCGTTACTATCAGTTTATTGACGCCAGCTAAAACGAAATCAAGAACTGGCTGGATCGCGCCCTTAGTCGCATCCATTACCGTATAAAACGCGATTTCAACCACTTTAGAAATCATCTGCCATCCGCGCAATGATTCTGCGATGACAGCGCCAACGGAAAGAACTGCCACCTTTATATTTTTGAAAACCCAGTCTATCGCGCTATACATCGCAATAAACGCAATTTCACCGGCCTTAATGATTACCTGCCAACCTCTGAATGCGTCGGCCAAATAACCTACACCAGTTACTCCCCATTCAACCAGTTTTAGAATCCAATCGGAAAACCCTTTCGTATCTCCAGCCAGCTTCAATAATTGTTGCGAGATTCCAGCCAGTATAGGAGCCAGCGCAATAGCAAGTTGATTTCCTGCGCCCTCCGCGATTAGCTTCAAATCTGACATCGCGTCATTCGCAATTTCTATCTTGGCGGCATCTATTCGTGAGACAGTAACGCCAAGGCTTCTAAGCTTCTTATCGGCCTCATCCATTGCAGCCGATCCATCTTTCATCACATTAAGCATTGCCGCGCCAGCATCGCCAAAAATCTTCGTAGCTATACCCGCCTTCGCTGTCTGATTCTCAACGCGTCCTAGTGCATCGCTTACTTTGTCGAATTGCTTGTCTGGCGATAATGCAAGCATCTCCTTGACGTTAAGACCCAATGCCCTGAATCCATATCCAGCCTTCTCACTACCAGCAGCTGCGAGAAAAACATTCTTCTGCATCTGCTGCATCGCCGCATTCGTCGATTCAATCGAAACACCAGCCTTATCGCCAACCTCCTGAATCGCCCTAAGGCGCTCAATCGGTATTCCCATCCTGTCGGCTGATTTTGCCAATGCGTCGATGCGCTCATTGGCCTCTTTTACTACAACTGATAGACCAGCACCAACAGCAGCAGCACCAATGGCAATAGCCTTGGCAATGTCATTGCCCATTCTGCGCGCCTTCTGCACGGCCTTAGCCGCATCCTTGGAAAATCCATCCGTAGAAGCGCGAAGATCTAGAATTAGTGTGCCGATACTGGCAGCCATGCTATTTTTTAGTTTTGCCTGTACTAGCTAGGATTGAGTTGTGAATCCACTTTGCCTTTGCCAAAAGATTATCTGCGCTATTTCCAGATTGTGCTTTGGCCTTAGACTGTGGTAGGAAATCTGTTTCGCTGAATATCTTACCTCTCTTCTTGTTAGGGCTTGCATTATAGATTGCAGCGATCAATCTTGCCACTCTTCTATCTTCTAACTGCCTGTCATAATCGAACTCCCGGAGAGCATCCGCATTTAACGCGGTTAGCTCTGCCGGGGTTATTCCCAAAAACTGCTCATGAGTTATTCCGTGTGTGCGGAATGACTCAGCTTGCAGTCGTAGAATTCTCTTTCTCTGGTTTGACGTCATCGTTTACAACAGCATCCTTCAATGCAGATGATACTTGCTCAATGACTTCCTTGGGCGTCATGCCCTTTACCAATTCTCTGGCCTGCTTTTCCGTGATATCCGGGTTGGCATAAAGCAGACCTGCCCATACCAGCAGCATGTACGTTTTCATTTTACGAAGGTCTTCTTCCTTGATTCCTCCGTCCATGATATTGATACCTTTCTCTTCCAGCGCCAGAATGGCACCGAAGTCGAAACGGAATTCAACTTGTTTGTTTGATGGGTTCATGTTGTTTATCCGGCGACAAGCACGCAGGTAAGCGATTGCGCCAATGTGCCTGAGATGTCGATATTCTTGGCCCCACTAGCTACGTCCGGGGAAGCGTCGTTGAGATAAACGAGCATTTCCTGACCAGCCGACAGAATCCATTTGAACGCTGTACCGCCCAAAAGATACGGGTTGGTAGCGCCAAAGGTGATGGTCATTGCGGAATTGCCGACAGGATTAATAAATTTCGCAGCCTGAACCTTGAGGCCGGTGAAGTCTACGGCCGCACCATTGGTTCCGGTAAGCGCAGTTAGGTCAATCGTCGCGGCACCGGCAGTAAGGGCTTGAAGGAACGCGGCAACTTTAGTTGCAGGAACCGTAGTGCCCGACTGGATTTGTTTCTCTGTAGATGCGCCAGTGTGCGTTACCTGCGCATCGGATGCGAGGGCGACGCCTGCTGACAATGTTTCGACGACATCGAGTCGGCTGATGATTTTTGCTGATACACTCATTTTATTATAGTTTGATTGTTATTAGAGGTCGAGCGTAGGAAGGCCAGTAATGGTCAGCGTAACGCTTGCAGATATTTCACCCTCAACAGGGTTGCTAGGCTCAAACTTGGAAACGGCGGCGTTAAATTGCCATGTCTTTGAATTCGTGGTCTTGAAAACCAGTCTGTAGGCATCAACGGCGGAAGTTGAAACCGTGAGCATACGATTAAGAAGAATGCGCTGGCCGGTCATATCCTCCGGATCCCATACAAGATCGAATGAAAGCTCACCGGCATCAATCAAAGATTTGATTTTCTCGCGCATAGCCGAGGCCGAACTATGGGATGTGACATCAATCATATCCGCCGAAAAACCTGGACCGCTAATATCTCTGACCCCTGCGATGTCGGTCCATGTCGCACCGTCTAAATATTGGAGCTTTGCCCCATATGCTGCATATTTGTCGCTCATGTTTGTTCCTTATATTTTATTTTAGTGGTCATGATATAAGTTTTACCATGAACCGAAAATCTATGACCTTCTGCTTCAAATTCGTAGCTAATTCTGGGTCTATGTCTATCTCATTATCGAAAAAACATGACTCGCATCGAACTAGTCCTGATATAGTTCCTTTAAATCCGTCAAACCTGTCTTTAATTGCATCACGGATAGCCTCGCATGATGCGGATGTTGCGGAAAAGATGCTGAATTGTATCCGTTGTTCCTCCATTCCTGTTGGCCCGCTATGCGCATGCTGCGATCCTGCGCTAACTGTTTGCCACACGACGTATGGAGTCGTTGGATTCTGAGCAGCACGCAACGCATATAGCCTATTCCCGATTAACGCATACAAAGGAGCATACGTCAGAAGTGACGAAACCATTTCTGTCTTAAAAGTTGCGCCTAGCGATGCCATCAGATGGGTCTCCTCTTATTTACTCTGGCGGCTATTCGCTGGATAGCTGGTTTCAAAGATGCTGCATAAACGCGCTGAGATTCGTCTTTGGTTGCATCGAATGCTGGCCTTAGAAATGGATGAGCGGCGGAATGTTCAGTGCCGAACTCAACAAGATGTGCATATTTTGCTGGCGTGTCGCCATTGGCACCAACGAATTTGCTGTCTGGCCCTATAATGGCCATGACCGTTGCGTTATTACCTCGCTTGTATGTCTTTACCTTTACGGCTAGGCTTTCTTTCAATGCTCCAGTCCTAACCGGAGCTTTAGCTCGCGTATCCTGTAGCATCGGCGTCGATGCCTTTCGCACGGCCTCACGCATAGCCTGTTTTTCAACATCAGAAGCGAGTTTATTGATATTGCGCTCGAAATCCATCACTGACGAAGCTCTAAATTTACCGTAGATCGACGGCATTAGTCGGCCCTCCGTTTGCAGAAAATCTCGATGCTGTTTGGGCGCCCGCCTGGCTGTGGGATTGCGCAAAGAATATCATGAACGCGAGAGCCGCGCGTAAGTCTGCACTTCGCATTCACAGAATCGAATTGCGCAGAATACCTAATAACAAATTTTGAATCTACCTCGGCTACTAATTGCTTTGCTTCAATCAGCTCGCGCCCTGTTAGGTTCCTGTGGTCTGCCCAGATAGGCCCGATTGTCACCCATGTAGTTGTGACATCGCCCATCGCTCCAACTTCTTCGGATGGCACGTCGATTGTAATAGGCGTATCTAGTATTAAATTCATGCTGTCCATCCTGCTACACGCTGAGACGCAATCAAATCACGAAGCGTGAATGGTATCTCTGCGATTATCTGCCCGATTGCTACTGGATTTCTGCCATCGTCGTACATATGCTTTGCAAGAAGGCATATCGACTGCACAATCTGCTTTTTAACTGAGCCCAGAGCGGAACCGGCAACGAATATAACCTGAACAGCATCCGATCTAACTGCCAAGTCAGGCCATGTTTCACCGTCCAGCAGTTCAATCCACCCATATGAATTATCGCCAGCTATCATTACTCGATATAGGCTATTACTAAGAGTAGCCTGCGCTGACCCATCTTCCGGGTAATATTTTACCGATGTGACTGAAACTAGAGGGCATTTCTCAAGAATCAGCTTTTCGGTTGGCCATGAATCGCTAGTAATCTTCCATGTCTGAGTAATAAGTGCACGCCCAGTCTGCTCTTCGACATATTCACGAGCAACAGCGCCAAGTGCAGAAACAAGAGTTGAGTCTTCTTGCGCTGCCTTCAGGAAATCGAACAGCTCGGCCATAGTTACAGGCTCTGATGCTGGTCCTTCTGTGCGTTGGTAGATCGGTATCATTTTATAAAGCGCCTACCGCAATAGAAGCGGTAGGCGCTGTATGTATTGCTAGTTAGGCTGTACCTTCAGCGGGGCTAACGAACGATTCGCACGTAACGGTAGCAGACGTCATGGTAGTTGGCGCATCAACGGGGTCATAAAGAATGACCTCGGCAGAGGCGACAGTAGCATTCTGCGTTGCACGGGAAACGTACAGGCGCAGATAACGCTCAAGCGGCTTTTTGATGTCGGAAACGAATACCTGACCGTCGTCATCATCGGCGATAGTCTGGGATGTTCCGGCAAGATCGGCGGCATCGGTTACAGTGGCATCGGTTCCTTGCTGAACTTTCAGCGAAGTAGCCGCGCCGGTGACGATAGCGCCAAACGTAGTGATGAACATAGCACCGCCGTAACCTTGGGTATCTACGACTGTACCTTCGATTGCGGTAGTGCCAGCAGCGCCAGCAGTAGGCGTGATGACTTGGATTACTTTGCAGTTTTTAGAGAGTTGCATTTTTAGTTTCTCCTTAGTTGTTAGCTAGCGGCACCGTGCTTGAAGAATACGACGGCGTTGCCATCGGTAAGCTTAGCATCGGTGCGCATGGTGAAGCGGAACCCGACCTGGCCGAGTTCAGCATAACGTTCGTTCAGGTACTTCACGGCAATGCCGAGACGATCCTGGATTCTGTAGGCTCGCATATTGCCGAAAGCAATCGAGCGAGTAGAAACGGCGGGGGTTGGCGCACCGCTGTAGGCATATACAGGCTTTCCGAGCAACGTATCGGGCTGGCCACCGATCAAACCGGGCTGCCAGAGGTACGTCAAATCGCCGCTAACGCCGGTCTTGAGTTTACGAATCAGCTTGATAGCGGAATCGTTGAGCAGCCAAGAGGCCTGCGCACGATACTGAGGAGCCAGCGTATGAAACGTATCGACGAGGTTGTCAGCGGTGATAGCAGCCGTAGCCGACGTGCCACCGATTACCTCACCAACCGTCACACCGCCAAGAGTGGCCGGAGTCGAGAAAAGGCCGAGCGGCTGAGCGACGCCGTTGCCGGTGCCGTGAGCAGCAATCTCAAGAACCGAGAAAGCCAAGCCAGCGGTCTCGTTGATTTCGGCTTCCATGTTTTCCATCGAGTCCAACAGCAACTCGTCGGAAATCGGAATGATGCCGCCGCACTTGTGCGCCTGCATCGACAATTTGCCATAAGTAGGACCAGTGTTACCATAGGTGCCACTTTCGCCGAGCCAAGCAAACGTCGGAATGCCGGTACGAATCGGAATCGAGCTATCGAGCGAGGACGTGCGAACGGTCGCAAGCGTCCGCATTATATCCTGTTCGTAGACTTTCTTGACGATAGCGGTCTCCAGTTCGGTCGGAACAAGAAAGCCGCCGTCAGCATCAGCGCCTTCGGTGAGAACATTGTGGAACTTCGGGCCTAGGTTATTCGGGCCCTTGCGGATGAAGCCGTCGAAAAACGCCTCTTTATAGTCGGCAGTATCGCGGACCTTGCGCTTCTTGTCGGACGATCCAACGTCGGCACGATAATTACTATCACGCTCGTTGCGCAGCTGCGTTTCGCGGGCGCTAAGATTCTCAGCACGGTTAATGGCTTCGGTCTTCGCGTCGAAGTCCTTTTCCATCGCGGCGTATTTAGTTTGATCGTCGGCGGACAATGGACCGCTCGCCTCTTTGTCAGAAAGCGCGCGCATATCTTTAACGAGTTGCGCCCGCTGGCCTTTCAGCTTATTGAGTTCATCAATAGTCATGGTAGGTTTCCTATTTCACTTGTTTAGTTTTTCGATTAGTGCCTGCCTCCGCTTGAGGCGGGCTGGCGGGCTGATCGTTTCTGGCGTTGTTGCCGAAATGGTGGCCTCAATCGAGGCCGTGGCCGCAGTTTGCTCCGTAGACTGTCCGTTGCCAGAAGTCGGAGCCTTAGCGTAGCCGAAAATTGAAAGATCAAACTGAGCAGCCGCTTTTACGCCCTCGACAGATTCATCGGCGAATTTCTTCATGATTGCCTCCTCGGCTGTGAACCATGTTTCTTCATCCATCATCTTGGCGATTTCATCGCGCTTTAATCCTGTGCGCGTCGCGTATGTATTGATAATTGTCTCTTTGATCTGGTCGAGAACATCGGCTACCTTGCGCAACTCATCGGAGTTCCCTGCGGCATATGACCATGGGTTATGAATCATCATCATCGCATTTTCGGCGATAACTACTTTCTTTCCTGCGAGCGCGATTACAGATGCAATACTAGCAGCAAGTCCGTCAATGTAGCTCGTAACCTCAGCGCTATGGCGGGCGAGAGCATTATAAATCGCCATTCCGTCGAAAACCGAACCACCCGGCGAGTTAATGCGCAGATTTATTTTCTTCGTCTTGAGAGCATTTAGCTGTTTTACGAATGTTCCCGCATCGGTGCCAATCCAAGAATCGCCAACGATGTCGTAAATAAAAACGTCAGCGCTGTCTTCGGTGGCATTCTTGATGTCGAACCACTTTGCTCCATCTGCGCGTTTTGGAAATTGCACGATCTTGCTCATTTTATTATAAATAATTCTAATATTTCAATCGTGGTGTTCGTAATTTCGGTATCAAGTACCCTCAGCAATGGTTCCTTTATACCAAAGCGTAATCCATCTGACTCCGTCGCTTATGATATACACATAATTCCCAGCTCCTGAACTAAGTGTCATAGAAACACCACCAGTCTGTACATTTCCATCACGCACAATAACCTCGCTTCCATTGGAGTCGATAGTAATCGTAAATGCACCAGTGTTGTAAATCAAGATACCCCTACCGTCATACCCCGAAGCTGCAGGAAGATTAATAGTCCCTGTTGCTCCATACCAAACCACGCGCATTGGGCCGCTCCAAGTCGGAGATAATGGATTTGTGGTTGATGGTATTGCATGCGTTCCTGTTCGCGTTGCATCATGAACATCATGCACAAACGCGGTTGTAGCTACCATTGTATTATTTTGAAACGATTCCGGAGTCGTTGCCGTAGCTGCGCCTAACGCACCCCCTGCAAAAACTAAAGCACCAGTGCCTGTTTCATCTGTCAAAGCAGCACGAAGATTTGCAGACGAAGGAGTCGCTAGAAATTCGGAAACTCCAGTCGCTGGCGTGATCCCCGACAATGCTCCATTTATGATTATATTGCCCATAAATCAAACTTCGTTTGCAATAATAGTTGTTGATCCAGATGCCACTATTGCTTTAATAGCATAACGCATATCTGCATATCCAAGATATGCATCCTGTGTTCCGCAGATATAGTCAGCTGTAATCGTCATTGTTTGACCAGCTCTGAGCAGTTGTCCGTTTGATGCGGTTAGGGCAGTTGCGCTACCGTCATACTTTATATATGCGTCGATGCTTCCTCTATTCTCTAAAACGGCAGACCGTCGAACATTGTTAGAATCTAATATTTGTATACCGCCTGCCGTTGTATCTACTGTTATAGGTCCAGTCATCATTGGTTATTTCCTCCAGCCATGCTTGTTTGCTGCTCAATCGGTCGGCCTTCTTCGTCGAGTAACTTGACGTTTTGAGATATGAAAAATCTGTCGCCACCCGGTATTGGATTCATGTCCTCGGATGCGCGCACTTCATCTCGATTCACGATCCCATTTTGCAGTCTAATTTGCTGAACCTCTGCCCTGGTTTTAGCATCGCCACGAAGAAGCCCGTCGAATACGAATGAAACGAAATACTGCCTACGCTCTTGAGGACTGAATAGACGCTGATTGCTGGCTTGCTCGAACTCAGCCGACCAACTACCTAAACAGTCGTCGATGTAGCTCTGGTTTTCCTGCCATACGTTATTAAAATGAGCCGCATCAGTGATGCCGGCCTTGATCTGAGGTACGCCGAAAGCCGAGCAGATTGCCTTATCTTGATGCACCTTGGCCTCGATAAATTGGCTCTGCTCGTTGCTGGGATTGGTGAGCGTCGTTGCCTTAACACCACCGTTCAAAATCATGCGCTTGTGCGCATTCTTGTTCCCAGTGTTCACCTTATCCCAAGCGTCTGCGAAATCCTTCAGCTTCTCTGGCGTGAGCTGAGCAGCCATTTCAAGTACGACGCCGGGCGTTGACCCGTTGGAAAAGAATCGTGAGCCGTGATCTTGTAGCGCAATCGTGAGCCCGATTGCCTCACGTACTGCCATCATTGTATCTACGCCAATAGTGCCGTCGAACGTGAGGCCGCTGATATGAAGAATCCGCTCTTTCTCCACTCGGCTTCCAGCTAAGACGTAGTAAAGTTTATTCGTCACCTCTTCACGCTTAACCTCAATATCCTTGTTCGCTATGAGTCGCAATTCAGCTACCTCGCCAAACCCATCACGCACAATAAGCGCGTATCCATTTCCGCGCAGGACCGCATTTGCAAAAAGTGCACGACGAAATTTTACGCTAGTCGTCTCAGAATTAGGCGCATCGTGCAGCAGGTAGTAAAGCGGGTGATCGGTCGCCACTTCCTTTCCACCCGATGGTAGTCTGCGGTAGACCTTGAGTGGCAGCGATGCCATCGACCTCGAAATAGCATTGACACACGCGAGAACGGTCGGAACACCTAGTGCAGCCATCGGCGTCACATTCACTCCAGCCGCCGTACCGATGTTAATCAACTCCCGCCAAAATTGCGTGTCAGTCAACGTCGCATTCTTGGGCGCGAAAAATAACGGCGCTATTTTAGCACCAATTACTTGAAGTCGTTCCTTGAGCGAGCGGCCCACATGTAATGTGTGTGGGCAGGTGCGCTTCCTATCAATATACTATAGCTAACGCAAACTAACGCGGATTGCGCTTTCTTGGCTTGAAGTTTGGATGGCGCTTTAGCCACTCAAGTAAATCGGACGCCCTCGCAAGCCCTCTAACAAATATGTTAGATGAAGGATCAAGTCCGGCCTCCATGCGAATTCTGCAAATGTAGTCACAGGAAATCAAAATATCGTAATCTCTAGAAAATGTCTCACTCAGCTCTTTTGGCGTTTGGAAACTCTCAGTATTCATATGTTATTTAATTGGTTTGCGATTGTCTGTAGAATTCTCCGAAAGCCTTGGCGGCTGCGGCCTCGTAGGCGGAGCTTGCAGCTTCGGCGGTTTCAAATAAGCCGAGATGGATAGTCTTTCCAGCGATTCCTATATCCGCGCAAAATTTCTTTGCTGCCCTATGCCAACTTACGCCTTTGAAACCGCTCGTATTGTTGGAATTGCGGCGCTTGTTTCTCGTGTTCTCTACGCGCGTCGCTTCGCGTAGATTAGCGATCCAATTAGCGTCTTTGTCGCGATTCTTATGGTCCAGTTCATTCTCTGGCAAAACGCCATGCACATAAAGCCATGCGAGCCGGTGGGCAAGAAACTTCGATCCATTGATCGTGATACGACGATAGCCGTCACCATTAACCGAACCAGCCTCGGTGCCTTGCTTTGCAGTACCCCGTCGCGAAACTCGCCACGTAAAAACTCCGGTTTCAGGATTGTAGTGTAGCATCTCTTTTAGATGCTCGGGGGTTAGTTTATTTCCCATCGGAGTACTTTATCAAAAACTAAAAACCTGCGGTACAACGTTCGTTGATTGTGGTGCCAGCATAGCTCGACCCAAAGCCATAATGAGCGATACCACTGGGTCTATCTTGTTCTCGTATCGCTCTTTATTTGGGTACACGTTATCTTTTCTGTCAAGCTGTCCTGTCACATTAGACAAGGCCCACGCCAAAATAGGATCGCCGTTGTGTTCAATTTTACCGGCACGTATAAGCGCGTCGAGTTGTTTCATCGGCTCACTCATCATCAAGACCGTATTTCTGTATTCAACTACCGGCACGCCCTCATTTAGCAGTACCTGAGAAATGCCCCATGCCCTAGCCGGGTCGATTGGCATCTCGACTACAGCGAATTTTCGGTTCAATTCGGCTACGTCAGCCGCCCAAATAGTCAAATCAGTGACGGTTCCTTCGGTGACAGTCAGTAAGCCGTCCGCTTCCCATGCCCTGTAATGTTGATTTTCCGGAAGCTCGACCGTTGCGCGCGGCAAATAGTACTTCCCGAACACGGCATATCGGCCATCTGGCTTAGGAAATAGCGCCATTAACGGAACGATGTCATGCTTTGACGCAAGGTCTCCAGACAGGAAACATGGCTGCCCTGTGAAATCGTCGATGCTCAGGCTTTTGTTTTCGCACTTCTGCCATGTTAGCGTGTTGAAATACGCAGCCTTAGCCGTTACCCATAGATTGAGATGCTTCGTCTTGAAAATCGCCTGCTCGCGCGGATCGCGGCGTGCCTTCGCGAGTTGAGCCATCAGGAACTCTCGGCTGACCGATACATCGAAGTTAGGATTCGCCATCCGCAATGCTTCTTCGGTATCCCATTTGTCTGGATCGTCGATAGTGTAGATTATTGCAAAAGTTGTATCGTCATTTATGATTCCCTCTAGTATTTTCTCGCATTGCTTCCAGTCCGCTCGGCATGGTCCGGCGATATTCGTCCCAGCGGTTGAGATAACGAGGGAAAGCGGCTGTTCACGCGCGCCCATGCCAGTAACCATAGTGTCGAGTTGTTCGCTCGTATCATGCTCGTGGTACTCGTCTATGATGGCGCAGTGAGGGCTTGCACCATCGCCCGGCTTGCCAATTACCGTTTCAAACTTAGAACCGTCGTCCATCGCGAGCATCGGCCCAGGCTCAGTCTTACCTGTCAGCGTTACGCCAAGATCAACTGCGAGCGCAGGAATATTCTTGGCCATCTGCCACGCTGGTTTGAAAACCTCGTATGCCTGCTTTTGATTCGTCGCTCCGCAGTACACCTCTGCGCCAGGCTCGGCGTCTTTGCGAAACATCCACCAACCGATTGATGCGGCAAATGTTGACTTAGCATTTTTGCGAGGCTCGTAAAGTCGCGCATGCCGGAACCTGCGCTGTCCTGTTGCCTTGTTGATCCACCCATATAACGAACAGGCTATAAAACATTGCCACGGCTCTAGTTTAATGGTCGCTGCATTGCCTGTTTTAGCATCCCTCTTGGCCCATTTTCCTTTTACGTGCGGCAACATCTCGAAAAACCGGCAGACTCGCTCGGCTTTTTTCTGGTCGTATTCATACGGCCAGTCATCCTTCGACCGTTCTATATCGTCGAAATGACGCTTGCACGCGAGCTTCACCCACTTGCATGCCAATATGCGCCCATCGACTACGTCGAGGGCGTACTTGTTGGCCTTTTCGGTATAGGTCATGGGCTATCAATGACCGCATCAGCGCAAGAACCGCATAGATTTACGCCGTCCATTTCAACAATCGTGCGGCTATCAATTGCTAAACATAGCCGTTTTTGCATCATGAATATTTTATCTCCGCAGCATAGACATTTAGACCCATCTGCATAGACGTCGCGCCATGATGGCCTGATGGTTATTGTGAGATTGGATTCCATAATATGCATATCATTGGTATATAGAATCAATCACTCTTCGCACGATCTCCATTTGCTGTTCTATTGGATACCCGTTTTTTATTCCGGTCTCAATATCTTTGTCGATTTGCTCCATGGTCTTTCCTATCGCATTCAGAAGCCAGCGATTCATTTCTTGCCGCTCTTCATCGCTAAACCATGACCGATGAAAATTGGCGAGAATACTGAGGATTGCTCTTTTATGTTTCATAGGCCTATGCGACTACGAGCCTTTATCTTCATCATCTCGAAAACTACTTCCTCAAATGTTCCTACGTTTTTTTCTTCGAGTTCTCGAAGCACGGCTTCTAAATCATCATAATTGGCAAGCACTTCGGCGGCCTTCAGCCAACTGAATGTTTGCCAAGGTTGCCCACATTGTACTATCTGAATTTGATCTGCCTCCATTGAACGCAGATCAAGCGCGCGAATATAGCCAGCTTCCACGCAGAGCACCTTGTGCTCAAGTACAGTATCTTCGGGCCATGAGCCCGTGCCTTCCTCGCGCACTATGGCGCGTATCAATTTCCAGTCTCTTTTCATAGATTATACGGCGGCAAATCCGCTTTTCGGCTTTTCGCTTGATGTCGGCTGAGCCTTAACCTTCGAGCGGCTGGCTGGCGTCATGCCAAACTCTGCCGTGAAGCACTTGATGACTTGGCTGGCATCCTTGATAATGTTCATCGCCGGATGCTTCTTAAGCCCACTGTCCGTTTGAATTGTGATACCATCCCGTGCGATTTCAGCCTGCGCTTTCTTTAGATGCGACACGGCTATGCAATACGTGGCCATTGCCATTGCTTCGACCCTGGCGGTCACTCCAGCGGCCTCCAGATCAGGGACGACGCGCCGCCATTCTTCTTGCGCGTCCGCATCAAGAAAGTCGGGCGGTTCACTGAGACCGGCCACGAACCTTGGCTCAAGCTCGCGCTCACGCCTGCGTTGTGGGTTCTTGGCGAACGCGCCTGAGAACTCCAGCAGATTGGTTGGCTTACGGTGGGCTGGCATGGCTATTTTTTAAGCGCGGCCCTTACACGCCTCATCCACTCATCCGCATTGAAACCAGCGCGATTTGGCATTTCTACGTTGATAGCCGTATCATATGCGACGATGTCTTCGTTGCTAGCTAACTCCGTGAGTAGATCGCGGAATATGTCATTTGCTACAGGTCCATGAATTGGGCCTGCGTTATTGATCCCACCGGCAAGAAATTGCTTGGTAATTTCAGCGACGCATTGCTTAACGACATCATCTATTACGGCTTTTGTAAGCGCAGGAATTCCGTCAGGCTCAGGAATCGGGCCAGCGAATTGGCCGTCTGCGTCTTCTATTTTAACGGGATTACCCCAGTATGGAAATTTTAGCCCATGAAGGCACTGAATAATTTCTACTACCCTCGGTTCGTATTGCCTATACTTGTACCAATACCAGCCCGGCTTAGTCGGCTTTTCGTTGGTCCAAACAAGTTGATTCGTTGTGCTCATAGATTAATGAAATAAGATGAAATATCGTGAAAGTTAGTGAAATATCTACGAAACGTGGACGTGAGAAAAAAGG